GAGATGTGCCCCTTCAAAATCAAAGAGTCGATGACGCATTTCTTGCCGTCTCGACTTTGCTCTGTGTCGCCCTGGGCAGGGGTCGACACCATACTCGTCGCACTAGGGTCATACATACCCCCGGTAAGCGCTACAGCAGCGCCAATAGCCGTCTCGTCCAGGTAGGTGTCATAGAACTTCTTCTCAATCCCGAGGAAACCAGTGGTCGCAGCATTGGCAATCGCACGGACGGCAGCCATCTTCGTCGACCTCGAGCTGGCCGTCTGAGCACGCGCCTTTCCGACCTTGGCGTGGCTCTTCATCTGAGGAACATGGTGCTTCACAGAATGTCGCTGGCGCTGGTTCCGATTCGACATAAAATCCCGAATTAAAAAGCCCCTCTATTCTCGAAAAAATCTTGAAATTCCGTCCCGTCCACCCAAATCCACTCGCCCGTCAGGCACAGGCCCGAGCTGTAAAACGTTACCAAACTCCAACAGCCTACGGCGTAACGGCGAGTCATCCCAGTCAACCTTGATCGAAACCGGGTCATACCAATCTCTCGGGTGAAAATTGCTAGTAAAAACGACCCACTTGGCACAGAAATTGACATGGGACCCCTTACTCTCCACTGTGAGCGGAGAACTATCGAGAATCCTGAGCAATTCTCGAAACGGGTACTGACCCTGAAACTCGTCCCATACGACATACTCGTGACCGTCGTAATCATCCCACCACTTGGAATGCGACTTCCAATAGGAACCCTTAAAAAACTCAGTTGCGAAGCGTGTCTTACCGCAACCCGATGGACCTATAATGCAGAGAAAACGGGTGATCCAATCGCGCTTGGTGGCCTTCACGCGCTTGTACGTAGAAAACGCTTTGTGGTACCTCGTCATAGACGAAAAGTGGTCGTCCCATAGAGTAATCTCGCTCGCGCCCTCGTCGATCGCGCGTTTCACCGCAGACAAGTCGTTCCGCTTGCCTTGCTCCTTAGGCTCCCCGTGGTACCAGGGACCGTCGACACGCGTGTCGACCTTAGTGCAATACTGTATAGCCTGGGGACCCGTCCCCCTGCGGACCATGAGCGCCGCACGCTCAAAGCCCGGGATAGCGTGAACTTGCAGCATACTCTTCTTTCCACTGCACTCAAGGTAACCTTGGTAGTGCAGTACGTTACCCTCAGCGCCTAACTCCAGCTGCCACACGGCGTATGTCAGCCATTCAGGAAACTCTTCACTTAGAAGTTGCGTGACTTCGCCATCAGCGAAGTTTATGGTAAAAACATAGTTACGAGCCTGCGACATATTGCTCCTCACCCCCGCACGCGACTACCTAAGGGCGTCGACTAAATATGGCAGGCCCTCCACTATTTCAGAAAAAAACCAGAGGTTTTAACCAGAAGTGACCGGTAATATAGGCGGTCACTTCTGGTTCGCGATACGTTTATCGGCCCGCTGCGCGGGCCTCTGCCCGGGGCCTTGCCCCCGGGACCCCCGCATGGGTATGCGGGGCTCTGCCCCCGCCCCCGCCCCGCGGGGGCGGAAGGGGGAAGGGGGCTAAAGCCCCGCCCTAGACCTGCCCTAACGCTGCGGCCGTCTGGCCGCGTATAGCAGGAACCTCCCCTAACTAACTGTGACCCTCCCAGTACATCTAGGCCCTAAATAGTAAAGGTACGCTAACCGCAGTACCTCTAGGCTAACCTAGAAAAAGAACTAACCCTTTAATTGCGCTTCCTTGGAGCAGCCTTTGGCTTCTTGGGTTGTAATGAGGCTATGTACGAAGCATAGGCTCGGCAGACGGAGATGCGGACGGAATGCGGCGTATCGTAGTTATCAAAGATCTCTGCGAGATCCGGGACCGAATCGTCCACCGGCGTCGGGGTGCGCGGGCGCTTAACCCCCTTAGCCGCAATGACGGGCCTTGGCAAGGCACTAGACGTCATATCTCGAAGACGGGACGCTGCATCCTTTTCAGCTTCAGTGGGAACCCACTGCTCACAGTCTGACTCTTGATGAGGCTCCTCAACGTCCATGACTTCGCCGACAGACGCCTCGAAGCTCTGGTGCTCATGAAAGTCCTCCCCCTCCATCTTGGAATTTTCCTCTCCTCGTGCCGAGGGAGCGTCATAATTATGGCCGAGGACGGTGTCGAGGTTCGTATCCAACTCACGTTCGGCCTGGGGGTTCATCTGGGAAGAGAGATCATCAGAACCATCGATGTTCGGCACACTGCCAAAACAGTAACATCCTTGTCGAGCCTACTAGATTTCACCGGCGAAAATACATTTATTTTTTTGCGCTTGGCGCGCTTTTTCAAATTCAAATTTTGGCGCGAAATTTGAATTCAAATTTTGGCCTCCGGCGGCCCTCCGGGGGCCCTCCGGGGGCCCTGCCGGGGGCTACTCGGAACAGTCAGCAAACCTAACGCGTGATTTGTACCAAAGTTTAAGTGCATTGCCGCCAGAAGTCGAAGCGGCAACTACATGCAAAGACAGGTCCTGAACAGACGCGATATCATCAGCGCTATCGCCATTAAAAGTAACAATATAGTCCAGTGGAATAAACCAGTTGAAATTTTGAATATCACCAGCCCAGCTGAATTCAGCAGGAACAATAGTATCGTCTATAGTAAATGGTGTGCCACGCCCGAGAGCGAGAGTCTCGTGCTTCAAAACCTGAAACCTGGAATTATAGTCCATATTCCTAAACGGAGGAACTAATGCCGAAATATCGTCCATGTCGTTTGTAAACACCTGACCCGTCGTCGCCTGTGCGCCTCTGGTCTGAGTATCGGCAATAACCGCGATATACGCGATCATGGTAATTGGGGGCGCAAACATGACCGGTTCGGCGGTTTTATACACCACACCGCTTAGCTGCAGATTCTTGAGTAAAATACGTCGCCCGTGACGATTCTGCGGACCGTCACCGCGAGCAGGAGTTGAAATAAGACCCGAAGCCGGGTTCAGAAACATATTCGCAGACGCCCAAACGGGCGGAACAGCAATAGTGCCATTCTCCAGATACTTGTCGAAATACTTCAACTCCTTCGAGGGAAAAAACGCGACAGAAGCGGGGACCGTGCCGTCAAGCGGCAGCAGCACGCCGTCATGATCATCGGTATCAGACAGCACATCGACGCGAGTGCGCTTACTGTTAGTAACGGCCAAAGGTCTAACATGACGGAACATAGAACCACAACAGCACCTCTTAGTATCAAATTTATCTTGTGATTTTAATTGCTCAGCCCTGAAAGCGAATACGAGCGTTGTATGCAATCTTCGCGCCAGTGGTAGTCGCGAAGGCCACTACGTGAATCGAATTGTCAACTACGTTGGCAATCGAAGAGCTCGTTCCGGCATTGAAATTCACCGGAAGACCTCCCTTGAAAGGAATGTACCAGTCGATCTCGCGCTGGATACCGTTCGCGCCATACGTAGCGCCAGCGGTAAAAGCCCCATGAGGTGTCATGTCAAACACCTGGCTTTTGAGAATCCGAAACCGGTTCCCGGACAAAAGGTTCTTGCACGGAGACACATTCAAAGAAGCTACGCCCGAGGTGTTCTTGAAACACGCCTCCGACGTCATCTGGGCCACGTTTGACTGAGTGTCGAGCACAACAGCCACAAACACCTTTGTTGCAACCTCCACGGGGTCACCGGTGCTGCCGCCGTTGGAGATGTGCCCCTTCAAAATCAAAGAGTCGATGACGCATTTCTTGCCGTCTCGACTTTGCTCTGTGTCGCCCTGGGCAGGGGTCGACACCATACTCGTCGCACTAGGGTCATACATACCCC